GAACAATATTCAAGTAAAAATGAATCAATTAAAAGTTGAACAAGATACATTGACACTTGCTCAAGAGGGATTTACTTCTCGATTGAAACAAGAAGTTGAAAAACCTTCGGAAGAAGATTCAGAATAATGAAAAGGGGCTTTAAGCCCCTTTTTTATAGCAACTCGGTAGTCCTATCATAGGTCTACCATCAAATTTATTTTTTTCGGCATCTTCGCCACTAGCATCATTATAATGTAAAAACACTTGTCCACAATCTTTACCTTTAAAAGGTTCACGCCAATGCTCTAATTCACAACCACGATACATAAGCATATCACCTGCTTCAAGTTTAACCTCTATTCCTTTTTTGCCTTCTTCACCTGATGGCTCTAAAAAGATTGACCAATCATCACCACCTAAGTTCATGGTGGTAGATATTTCGCAAGAGTATCTATCTTTATGTCTTTTTAACTCATCACCTTTTTTATAGATTCTTGCATACGAATAAGTTTCAGTTAGTTTTACACCTGATTCTTTTTCCATAATAGGTTTCACTTTTTGCAATAAAGTTTCCATTACAATATCGGCATAGTGTGAATAAGTTTCAGGTATCTGTTGATCGTTCCAAACTCCAAAGTATTCAGTAAATTGTGAAATGTATCTATCATCAAATAATTTTCTTGCTACTGCTCTTTTATTACAAAAGTATTGATAGCAAAAGTCTGCTAACTCTGTTGATATAGCGTTTTTAATAACTTGGTATTTATTTTTGTTAAAACTCATCTAAATGGGTATCCTAAATTCCAACACACTAAGGAGTGTCGTGTTCCTTTTGTTACTGGTTTGACTCTATGCCAAACAAAAGAGGGAAAGATAATCACGCTACCTTTCTTTCTAATTTCTTCACATATTCTTGGCTGTGAACCTTTGTCTGTGTTTCTAAAATCAAACTCTAAATCACCGCCTTCATATTCATCAGGATCGGTTAAAGATACAGTCATGCTAAGTTTTCTTAACTTACCATGTGTATTGGGATTTTCAGGATGGTTATACGGTTCTTCATAAGAGTCGCAATGCCAATCATAAAACTGGTCTTTTTTATATTCTGTAAACTGACAAGACTCTGACCAATCCCATTCAAAATTCCAACCAGCATTTGCATTTGCTTGGTGGATATAAGGTTGTATTTCGTTATATATCCACCTGTCATTCATCCATACAATATCAGACTTGCGTTTCTTTTGAATGTTTTTAAGTTCTAGCTTGGTTAGGTTATCTTTGCCAGCGTTACCTGTAAGAGCCATTTCTTTCTTTTGCTCTTTACCATAACGAACTATGTCATCACATATTCTTTCAGGTATGGCTGATTGAAAGTACCAGTAATAATATTTTAGATTCATTTTTTATTATTAATTTGTCCAGTTACCAGCTTTGACTGCTCTAAATACTGATCTTAAATCCCAACAGCTTGAAGTGTCTTGATTAATTAATGCTTCTTTAACAATGACGACACCTGAGCCACCTGCTCCGCCTTCTCCGTCAGGCTGAGAACCAGTGTGTTGTGCACCACCTCCGCCACCGCCTAAATTTGCTGTGCCATCTTGTGCTCCTGCTGGTGGACCTGCTCCATTACCACCACCACCTGAACCACCTGTTCCACCTGCTGCTTGGTAATAACCACCACCACCGCCACCACCTGCATAAGTAACTGAACCACCAGTAATTGAACTTGCTGATCCTGCTCCCCCATCACCACCAACTAAAGCTGAAGTTGGAGGAGTTGGACCTGATGTATTGGGTGCTCCTGCTGCACCTGCACCTCCTCCACCTGCACCTGATGAATCATTTGAGCCTGTTACAGGAGCATTTCCTCCTGGATTACCTTGTCCAGGTGTTCCTGTTCCTCCAAGAGTACCAGGAGATGAGAATCCAGCGCCACCCCCACCTGAACCTCCAGGTCCACTTGGGGAAGGTTGTGAATTAGCACCATAGCCACCGCCTATTGAAGTAATTGCAGAGGGTGTTCCTAAAACTGAATTGCTACCTTTAACTCCAAAACCACCTAAGCCAGGACCTCCTGCTCCTCCGCCACCAACTGTTACAGGATATGGCGAGTTACCTGATACTGGATTGCCTGAAGCTGTTAATAATCCTCCAGCACCACCGCCACCCGCATAATAACGACCTCCACCACCTCCGCCACCTGCGACAACTAGGTATTCAACTTCAGTTGTTTTTGGTTGAGTAGTGAAAGTTCCACTAGCGTTAAATGTAGTGATTTGTTCTGCCTGATATTCAGGATTTAATACTGCTCCAATTAATCTAGGCATTGGTCCATATCCCTGCTTTCACATTGTCATAAAGTGCGTTCATATCCCATACTCCTGATGCTTGTCCGATAACTTCGGCTTCTTTGATGATAACAATTCCTGAACCTCCGTCTGGTCCAGTATTATTATCTCCGCCACCTCCGCCTCCAGAACCTGTATTAGCACCTCCAGCACCGTGACCAGCTCCCCCACCACCTGTGGCATAAGTTACATCTGAGCCTGTAATTGTTGAAGGTCTTCCTACTCCTGGCTCATAGGATGGACCGCCAGTCCCACCTGCTCCGCCACCAGCACCGCCTGTCCAATAATATTGACCACCTCTTGCACCTGCATAGCCTTCTACTGGAGAAAAACCACCTTCGTTTCCAGCTCCTGCGTTTGAATTTCCAGCATCGGGATTTGTATAATAAGAACACCCACCGCCTCCGCCTGAGCCACCTGCTCCACCGGGAGATACATTTGGTGCACCGCCTCCCCCACCACCATAGCCTCCGCCAGTTGATGAGATAGAACCAAAGGCTGAGTTAGAGCCTTTAACTCCTTTACCTGCTTCAGCATTTGCTGCTGCTCCACCAGCCCCAGCTGCTCCGACTGTTACAGGTATACTTGAACCCCCAGTAACAGAAAATCCTGTAGCTGTTCTAAAACCACCAGCTCCGCCACCTCCACCATAATTTCCATTGGCAGAACCTCCACCTCCGCCTCCGCCACCAATTACTAAGTATTCAACTTCGGTAGTTCCAGCTTGAGCAGTAAATGTCCCAGTAGAATTAAAAGTGGATGTTAGAGCAGTTGCTCCCGGAAGGACTGGATTATCGACACCTACTATTCCGCCATTAGAATTAGCCATGGTTAGACCTCATTCCATTGCAGATTAGTAGCATCCCATTCGTAATTGGTTATTGAGATTGGTTCAGCTTCAGGGTCACCACCTGTATCAACTGTTGTCCCTAACCATTGTAAGTTAGGCTCATCCCAAGATGTAATAACTAGTAAGCCACCTATTTCTGTAACAGTAGGAACTGGTACTGGTGCTTCCCAGTCATCATTAGAATCTAATGACCAAGATGGGTAGGGTTGTGGTTTAATAAATTTGTTTTTACTAGCATCAAAAGTATCACCTATACCTGCATATTGTTTTCTAAAATTATTGTTGTATGAAGTTTGTTTCCAAGCAGTTCCATTTTCTGAGTGTGGAACGATAGATGCTACAAATGTTTCTGCTTCAGAGGATAGTTCTCCACCGTTAGCTTCTACATCATCATTCGATATTACTACTACTCTCAATACTTCATTAGTTGAGTTAAGTTCTGCAAAATGTGCCATTTATTTTCTCCTTAAGCGTCGTCTAGTTCTTCATAACTAATAGTGTATGTTAAATCTCCGTTAGCACTTGCTCCACCCTCTAAAACATCTCCTTCTTCAAGATAGATGCTTGAGTTCTTATCAATAAGAACGAGTGTTGCATCAGCGGGTACGGAAATAGTTGAAGCAAACAATACTACTGATCCACCACTTTTGATTATTCCCATTGTTACATCAGCAGCACTTGTGCCATCAATGTTTGCAATAACAATACTATTTATTTTTATTACCTTATCACTTGCACAAGTTAATAAATCAGTTGTGAGTGTAGTATCTAATGCTCCATTTATACTATTTGCGTATATCGAAGTTACATTTACTAAATTTGGATTTGCCATTTATTTTCTCCTATTTTATCCAAAAACTAAAGCCATCGCTATGGCTTTTCCTGTTGTTGCTTTTTCATCCAGTTGAGTTTGTACATCTGATCCTCCTAAGGATAATGTACCTGTTATTGTTGCATTGTCGGCGATTGTAACTTCGGATGTTGTATGCCCAATCGTTACTGCAATTCCACTTGTTTCTGTTGCTATTTTTAGCACTCCCGTACTATTCTCTAAGTACGAATTTGTTCCGTCATGATACAAGTTTAAATCTTGCCCATCACCGAGTCTTAATTTTTCGCTGTCTCCGAGTAGTAGGCTATCTCCATCAGGTAGTTCCTTGATGTTCTGGTTTGATGAATCTACTACGAGAGGATATCTATCTGCCATATTATGATACTCCTACGTTCACGTTTCCGCTTCTTGCAACAACTACTATGTTGCCATTTGTTACTGCGACGTCTGTGTTTGCTCCTCTGCCTACGACTGTGAGACCTGTGCCTACAGTTGCAAAACTAAGAGTTCCACTTCCGTCTGTTTTTAAAAATTGTCCTGCAGAGCCATCAGGAAAATCTAATTCTGCGATTCCGACTGCTCCTGATGCGATATACCCGCCTGGTATTGTTGTTTTTGCCATTTTATCCCTCTAATGTTTCTATTCTTGCTGTTAAGGCGTCTATTATTGTTTGTTGTTCTTGCATGGCTTTGACTAAGTGAGCAACTATACCAGTGGTATCCACAGCCATATCTTTTTGACCATCTGTACCAGTTACAACTCTGCCTTCTGTTATTACTTCTGCAACTTCTTGTGCAATAAAACCAGTTTTTATTTCAGTGCCAAAACCTTCTGAAGCTAAAAAATTATATGTTTTAGGTGTCAATGCATTTATTAAAGCTAAAGAACCATCAGGAACACTTGTTATATTTTCCTTTAAATCCCTGTCCGATAATGAACCGCCTTTAAAATAATAATCACCTGTATTTGTGGTTACATAAAACTGAGCAGTACCTGTGTTGTCGCAATAAATATGATTAAGAGCTGTATTTTGTGTTATATATAATCCTAAATAACCGCTAGCACCACCTTCAAGTTTTAAAATATCTCCAGCAGAGCCATTGATAACGTGTCCACCCCTTGAATTAGAGGTAGTACCTAAAAACATTTTTCCAGCATCAGTAATCCTCATGCGTTCTGTGGCAGATGAGCCAGTATGAACAAAAAATGCATTTGCATCTATTCTAAAATTACTATAAGCTCCCCCAGAACGATTGTAGCTTTGAATAATCCCACTTGCAGGAACAAACTCAAAACCAATACCACCTGCGTTACTAACTACTAATGGTTGTTGTGGACTAGTCGTTCCAATGCCCACGTTGCCACCACTACTAATCCTCATGCGTTCAGAACCATTAACTGACATTTGTATTATGCTTGTAGTTCCAGGTGCATCTAAAACAAGATTACCACCATTGCCTATAGAAGATAATTTTAAATCGCTTAATACTCCTGATGCTTTTATAACTGGAGTATAAGCAGTTGATGTATCAACTAATACACCGCTATTTGTTCCTTGAACATGAAGAGGTGCATCAGGACTAGTCGTTCCAATGCCCACGTTGCCTGATGAATCAATCCTCATGCTTTCTGTAGCAGCATTAGGATAAAAAATAAGAGAGTTATTGTTAGCACTAATTGCAGATTGAGTTCCGTTGGTAGTATCACCAAATCTAAGATTAAGAGTAGTAGCAGGAACTGCTGTATAGATTACGTCTCTAACATCTAATCCAAACACAGGACTATTCGTTCCAATCCCCAATCTATTATTTGTCGCATCTGTATAAATTTCTGAAGTATTAAGATAAGTTTCTACATCTGAGTCTGTATAACCACTTATTGTACTAAAAGATAAAGTACCCGCACCATCGGTTATTAAAACTTGTCCGTTAGTACCATCAGACACATTGAGTTGTGTAATACCAACTACATTATCTCCGATTACTCCTGATTTAATTTTTGTGGTCATTGTTTATCTCCTTAAACTGTTGGGAATTCGCCTAGTGGTCTTACTCCATCAGTGTAAACATAGAGTGCTGCTAAAGCATCTACATCTGATACGGCATCAATTGCTGTACACATTTCATTTGCTTTTGTTCTTACAGCTGCTCTACTTGTTGTTATATCACTTGGAACTGCTGTTCCACCCTCTGCAGCTCTTACTACCATCCAATCTGTTGGTGCTAGTATTCCCGCTGCTTGTGAATTAATAACTTGTTTATGATTATATTTTAATCCTCTTGTAACATTTCCGTCATCATCTGTTACATCCGCAATAGCTTTCGCTGTTGCTGTTGCAAATGATTTTGTTACAGTATTTGAAGCCCATGTAAAAGACTCTGCTCCATTGATGTAATATGCCGAATCTTTTAAATTACTATTGTCTACTACAATTTCATAGAGTCCAATTGCTTCTTTCTCCGCTGTTGACCATAAAGTAAAAATACTTGCGGGATATTGAATGTTCCCAAGTGTAAACCCTTTAGGTCTATTAAATGTTTTTGTTATAGAATTACTTTCTACTAATGCCCACATAATATTTCTCCTAGTGTGCTTTGGCGAATACTTCGCCGTATTATCTTGCCGTTGTCGGCACTCCTGTTGATGTTACGAATGGATGTTCTGCAAATGCCATGTAGACAAATGTGTCTCCACTAGCATTTAATATAGTTTCTATTGACTTTATTTTAAATCCGTTTGATAAAAAATCCATACAGTCTATACTAGCCCCTGATGTCGGTCTTGTTTCTTCTGCTGCAGTTAAATTAGGAAGTAATCTTCTTGGCATTGGATTAAATGGGTCTCTTGTACTATCGTGAATATCCCAAGATTGGATTCCAAGTCTTTTAAACATTACCCAAGCAGGTTTAAAGCCTGTATGTACAAACGGACCATTTCCATTTCCATTACCGACATAACTGCCAAACTTACTGTAACCTTGTTTTTCTGCAAAGCAGTAGGCTACATAATCCTCACCACTAGTATTTGTTTGTATAACTGAACCACTACCATTTCTAAGAGTAAAAATACTTGAAGTTCCATAACTTCCTGCACTTGAAGATAAAACCCTGCCTTCTGTACTGTCGCTTTGACCGTCAGACGTATTTAATTCTAAAGAATGATTTACAACTAAACCATCCACATAAACTACCCAATTTGCTGCTGAATCTCTATTTTTAACTAGTACAGCATTTGCTCTTACACCTAAGCCATGTCCTACAGTTTGGTCAGCAGTAGACCCATTACCTGTATAAGTAACAATACTAAAACCTGCATCTTGATTGGCTTGTACTGTAGAAGTTATTGAGCCATCCGTATTGCTTGAGGTCGTACCACCATTGGCTTTCCATTGCCATCCAACAAAAGTTGCTCCACTAAGATTGGCTGTTCCATTACTGCCCAAAGTAAAACCATCTGTGTTAAATGCAGTTACTCCACTTACAGGGTCATCCTGATATGTCAAGTTTGAATATATTTGTTTAGATACACCTCTGCTTGAATCAACTAAAGCATGGTGTGAAGTACCACTTCTTTTTTTAGTCCAAACCAAATCAGGCTGTAAATTACTATTACCATCATTAGTAACAGCTAAAGTTCCACTATTACCAGTATATAAAG